CCATCCTCTACGAATTGAGCCATAACCTCTGAGCCATCATTCTTTCTGACTTCAACTGTGCTACCATCTAGTGCTAGTTTACCTGTGCCTGAATCCCTGATAATACTATTTGATGCATCATGAAAGATTTGTAAATCTGCATCTGCACCAAAAGTAGCTTTAGCACTATCTGCAAACTCTAGTGCATTATCACTAGCATCAAACACAACATTGTTTGCTGCACCTGTTAAAGTAACATCACCTGTAGTAGTTACGTTTACAAGATTAGCTGTACCTGCTAGGAACATATCTTTAAACTTTAGTCCTGACGTACCAATATCTAGTGTGTTATTTGATTTAGGTTTAATCTCTGAAGTGCTTGCTACAAAGTCTTGAGCAGGTCCAAGCACTGTAACAGGACCACCTTCACTTGATGTACCATCGTGTGTGTGTCCTGAACTACTATTAAAGGCAGCTTCAATGGCATCATATTCGCCATCAAAGTCAGAAGCGTTTATAATGTTACCATCAGCAATATTGTTACTGGTATCGGTTCTAGTGTAGCCTGTTCCCATAATTTTTACCTTCTATCGTTTAATCCATATTCAACTGTCAGTGCATCTATTGAGTAGGGTGGGTTTGTGTCATCTGAATCAAACTGAAATGATACTGTAAATCCTGAACCTACAACTTGTGCTTCAAATAGTTTAAGCAACTTTGTACCAAATTTTGTACTACCAAATGTGCCTGTTCCAAAAAAACCAACAACTCCTTGTGTATTTAAGATACTAAGTGGTGCAGGTTGAATAGTACCTTGACCGTCAAAGTCTAGTTTTAGACTTAAATTAAATGAAACACTACCTTGAGGGTCAGTGTACAAAAATACTTTGTAAAATGTTTTTCTTTTACGTGGGTCATCTATAGCTATATGTGGTGTAGCAAATGTAGTTTTAATATTTGAACCATCAAATGAGTTGCCACTTTCCATCTGATATAAGTAACCATCGTCATGTGAGAACAGCACTACTTCTGTATTTTGATTGTAGTTACTATCTGCTACATTAGCTCTTATACCTCGTGTTTCTCCCCAAGCCATGTTATCGCCACCTTGAGGTGCAAACTGTGTTGCTAGTATACCTTGAGCATTTTCTTCCGTAATATTGTTATTAAAACCTAGTATTCTATATTGTGACTTTTCACGAATTACACAACTTGTAAATGATGTGTTAGCAGAAATAAAACTTGTCATTGTATCTTGGATTGTTTTAGATACTACGGCTAGTCCAAAGTCTCCTATTCTATCTGTTCCACTAACGAGCCTTAATCCATCAGGACCAAGAAACATTACGTCACCACCTATTTCTTGTACAGTGTCTGAATCAATACATCCAATGTCTGTTGTAATTGGCTGTAGTGAGAAGTCTGCAACGGTGTTACCTGTTAGTTGATGAATACTAGTTTCTGTAAAGATAATTAGCTGTTGTCTAAACACTGCTAGTGCAGTAACTGTACCACCAACATTTACATTTCCTGAACCATTTGCTACTGAAAAATCTGTATCTGTATATGGTGCAGTAAATGTTACTGTAGAACCTTTAGCAAAAAATAAATGGTTTTTAAATTCTGCTACAAAAGTTGCACCGATTACATCTGTGGGTGCATCTAGTAAAACTGTAAATGTAGCATTGTCATAAAGTGCAGGTTCATTTAAACCATCAACAAGTGCAATCTTTTCTGTGCCGTTAAAATTATACTTAGCAAATCTAGTTTTGTTGGCGCTTTCTCTGCTCGTTGATAAGAAAGTAATTACTGCGTTATCAGCAGGACTACTGTCAAGTGCAGGATTAATTGACAGTGTAGCTTCACCTGATGAAACTGTGGCATTTGCTAGAACTGTATATACTAAGTCTATACTTGCAATTTTAAATACGTCACCTGCTTGTGGGGCAGAAGTCAAACCATCAATTACTAGACTGCTACCAGTTTGACTACCTGTTTTTACAAGTGGAGTGCCGTAGTCTGGTACGTTAATCTTTGTAAAGCCACTACCACCAGTTTTAAATATGTCAGCATTTTTACAAACAATTGCACTGTCTTCCCATGATGCAACACCTATAGTCACATAACTAGATGTTGTTGTTTTAAAAGTTACAGTTGCTGCATTTGCAGGACTACTTGCTAACGAGGTTGAAAGAGTTAATGTAGCTCTATTATTTGTAGCATCANAACTAACACCACCAGATGCAATTGTATAAGTCCCACTAACCCCTGCTATTTCTAAAGTATCACCTGCAACTGGTGTAGTNTGTATTGCANCTATTATTAANGTTGTTCCAGATTGACTATCCCCATGTACTACAGGTGAGCCATATGGAGGAATAATATTACTATCGTACTTATCAAATCCTTCAATCCGTCTGTAACCACCTTCAACAGAGGGTTCAAAGTTACGTAGTATTCTTGCACTTCCCGGAGCATTTGCACCTTGTTGCAAAGGGGAAAGATTTGTTATAAGACCACCACGAAACTCAACTGGATAGGTTTGCCATGCATCCATTGTGTTAGCCTTTAAATATTAAAACCAGTACTTACTCCACCTGTACCACTAGTAACCATATATGACCTTACATATGGCGTTCTATTTATGAGTTGTGAACGCATATATTTAATACCTTCGTCAAATTTTTGTTTCATTACCATTGCATCTTGTGTGTTACCTCTAAATAGATAACCGTAGTGCATTGCACCATCTACAATAACGTGTTGAAATCTTTCTGGAATTGTTGGGGCATCTGTTGCTGCAGACAAATCTGTTGGAAAAGTATAATATTCATACACCAGTTCATATGCTTTGTCTGGCTCTGGTGTCATAATATATTTTAAGTCAGGTGACTGTGCTACCTGTGTAGGTATACCTTGACCAGTAGATGAGCTATACTCTTGTTGTACAAATCTATCTAAATAATCTTCATATACAATTTCTGTAAGACGTGTGGTGGAATTGCCTAATGTAGTATTCTCTTTAATACGAAATGAATTAAAGTTAATTACTTTGGCATCTGTGGGAAAAGCATAACGGCTTGTGTTAGCAGTTAATGTTTGTTCTTTTGTGGTATGATTAAAAGACCAAAAGTATTCTGACTGATTTATNTATCTAATAGAAGCATTAACTGCATCTTTAGCTTGTGAGTAAAAACCTATAGCTGAAGCAAAATTAGATGAGGTAAGTTCTACCTCATTCAATCTTCTGTTTACTGCATTTACTAAGCCAAGAAAATTATAAGCCATTCAATATATCCTTCTTTAGGATTGTTTTGTCATATCTAATATGATGTTGTATGTTTCCGTGTTTGCAGCTCCAACAGTTGTAAACATGATGTCACCTGTTTTACCTGAACCTGCATTGTTTTGTAACCCACCAAAATGTGAGAAGTCATAATATCCCTCAGTATCTAATAGTTTGTATGCTTCTACATCTGTAGTTGCATCCCAAAGTATCTGCACTTTCATTCCGTCATTTACAAAGTATATTCTGTCTATTGTTACACCTGTGCATGTTGCACCTTGTTCACCTGCAGTAAACGCACTTACATCTACTTTCTGAACGGCACTTTCTCCTGTACCGTCACTTACATTTGTAAACTTCATAACTAATCTGTAGGGTGTGTCTAGTATTGTCTGACTTGTGACTGTGTCTGCCATTATTCTTTCCTTATGTTAAAATAGAGGGCAAGCTTTCACTTTTAACCTGCCCCCTAAGTTTTAATTTAGGCTAGTTGATCCCTGTCAACATCCGTAGCTTTGCTCAAGCCACCCTCAATGGGCATGCATACTGCAAAGACACGAATTACACCTGCACTTATAGTACTTGCTGTACCTGCAAATGTTAACTTTAATGAACCATCTGCAGTTACCAAAAGTGGAACTCCTGCTGTCGCAGTGTCCACTCCTGCATATGCACCTGCAGAAGCACCATCAATGTCAAAACCGTCTACCCAGTAGTCGGCATCCCCACCTGCTAGTCCCATGTCAATAGTAGCATCAGACTGGTCATTTGTTAAAGCTGTAGTAACTTCAACGTCTGCATACATTATTAAATGATCTGCAGGGATTGCACAGCACTCAATTGTACTTCCGTTAGCATCAATGTTTTGATCAGAAAAGTCAATTGTTTGCTCTACTAAGAATGGTTTCACACGATTGCTTGCACCATAAGTAGGTCCATGAGTAGAGTTAGTTGTAGCCAAAGCTGTTGTTGTTGCCGCCATTTTAACTTACTCCTTAGAATTTAGAGACATATATAGCACGAGTAAGTGCTTCAGGTCGTAATATTTTACGTCCATAGAGATGCATACCTCTGACGATGTCAGCAAAGCTGTCAGGGTCACGATATGTCTCTGTTTTGTTGATTTGCTCTGCAGTGGCTACTGCTGAACTATGTCCTGCAACGATTACACCAAAGTGGCTTGATCC